ATGAAGCGAGTCTTCATCCGCGACACAGCGGGTGGGAAGGCTCAGATGGCCTACTACAAGGCCGAGGTCGTCGCGTACAACGAACACTCCGGGGAAACCGCTCGTGGCGTCGTCTCAAGTCCGCCGATCAACAAGAACGACGGCTTCAAAGTGGAGCTGGACAACGGCGAGGAGTTCGACGTTGACGACGACCTGAACGGATGGGTGATTCGTGACCTCGAAGACTTCACGCAGGTTTCGGAGTCCCGGCAGGACGAGCTGATGCTCGGCCACTTCGATGATGTGGTAGCGAAGACCGATGGGGACGGCGGCGTTCCCTCCCCGGCTGACGTTCAAAATCTCCGCGACGGCGTGGAGGATTTCATCTTCCCGTCCTTCGAGGACAGGGAACACCTCGGTCGGGTTATCTTCGAGTGGGAGAACGCTCGGATTCGGCAAGACCGCGATCACGTCGGGTCAGACCCGGACGGGTGGCGGCTTCAGCACTCTCCCGGCTCGGGGAATAGATGGGAAACGACCCTTGGGCACGAGTTTGGTCACGCATACAGCCAGCCAACGGATGTGAGATACACGTTCTACGGGAACGACCCCGACGAGTACCACTTCGCAGGCCCGTGGTCGAAGCGTAACGACCCGTCGCACTCCCATATGTACGACTCCGGGCTTCCCGACTGGAATCCCTACGATGAGGAAAACGCAGTTCACGGCTACATCGAGTCGTACATGGCTATTGACGACTCGGCCCCGAGGCGGGTTCGGTACTCGAACGGGAAGCTCGTCGACGATAACCGCGACCAGCTTGACCCCTATGGTTTCCACGATTGGGAAGACGAGGTGGAAGAAATCGCCCGGCTCGATGCTCAGGGGAAGTCTCCGGCGACAGAGGCCCTGAAAGACCACATTCGGGAAGTGACCGCGAAGCAGGTTCTCAAGCCCGACGACATGAAGCTCGAACAGGGCGACTTCGTTGCGGTTCGCCGTGATGGAGAGCTGGAAGTTCTCGAATTTACGGGGTTGGATGGGACACCATCGACGTTCAGCGCGAGCGACGAGGAGGGCGTCCCGAACAGCGCAATCGCTTACGGATTCAAGAAACCGCACGAGGACTACGGCGACGAGGGGTTCTACGTTGATGAAGACGGCATGATTTACGCGACCTCTACGAATGATTGGGGTGAAGTGACGCTCTCGAAAGAGGACGCTCCTGAGTTCGTCGGGACGATTGAACGGAAGTTCTACGACGAGTCTCTGGACGAGTTCCCCGAGCTGACCACTCCCGAGTCAGAGCCGAAGAAGCGGCTTCAGGAGGCGGCGAATATGGCGTTCTGGTATCAGGTCGTCCATATCGCTAACGACCAATCTCCGAACAAGGCCGACTCGAAGGAGATCGTGTTCCGGGGCGGCTATTCGTCTACCTACTTCGAGGAGGTCATGTCCACGTTCAGCGAGGCCATGACTGTCCCGAATCCGAGTCGGAAGCAGTTGAAGAAACTCCGGGTGTTGGTGGACACGTACCCATACTTCGTGCGGGCATACCTGCTAACACGGAAACCCGTAAGTAGCGAGGCTGAGAAGATACTGAAAGACGAGGGATTCCTATGAAGTTCGTATTCATCGAGCGGGGGAACCAAGGATGGGCTGAATATGATGAGTCCACCGAGACGTTCTCGTGGGAGTACGAGGGGAGCCACGAGGAAATCCTCGGCTTGCTCCAAGACCTCGATGATGGCCTACTCTACGATGAAATGGACACGGGTGAACCAGTTGTAGAGACGAGCCGGAGTGGTGCGGTTGCGCCGAGCGAACAGCTCGTGCCGTTGCCGTGGGACAAACAGCTTGAACATCTTGCTCGTGATCTCCGGTTCTACGGAGCGCAGGTTCATTGGGTAGACGAATAATCTGAATGGCTAACGACGAAATAGACGCGCTGATGGAGAAATGGGGCGAGGATACCGTCCGTAAGGCGTTTTGGCTCCAGAATCACATCAAGCACCACGGCGTGAAGGGGATTCACTTCATGCATCCCGGCCCGGACGGGGGCGAAAACGCAGAATCCCATATGCGGCAAGTCGGGCCGATGATGGCGAAACGAATCATCGAGGGTGAGATGGACGACGTTTACTAACGCGACGTAGCGGCTCTCTCCTTCCTCTTTTTTCCTATGTTTCCTAAAGAAGCAGTCTCAACTCTAATCTCAGAGCTGAACAGTCGGATTCCTCCCCCTGTCCATACGGCGGGCATCGAGGAGGAGCGACCGATTCCAGCGGTTCTGATTGACGGTGTTGACCTGCGAAATATCAACGCGCACAACTCGAACTACGCTGGTTCTAAGTTTGATTCAACGACGGGTCACGAAGTTGCGGAAATCAACCGCTTCTACTACACGCTTCGCTTCGATCTCGTCGTTCGAGACGACTCCGAGACGGGAGCCTACGACATTCTTACTCATCTCCAAGCGGCGCTGGCTACGCTGAGTGAGAGGCCGTGGGAATCGTTCCACCCGGATGTGAACGAAATCCGGCTTCTCAGTTCGGGTTCGGTGAGCTACACGTTCAACGAGCCTGCTGAGACTGAAATCCACCAAGCCTTCGAGCTTGTATCGTTCTTCGAGACGACTGATTCTACCGACGATGTGATTCAGTCTATCTCCAAACACTTCGACATTTCCTAATTCTAACACATGGCTGACTACGGCAACACTATCGAACCCGGTATTGTCACGAATGTCAACTCGGCGCTTGCTGTCACTTCGAGTGGGGGCGCTCCTGCTGACGTTGGTATCGTGGGACAGGCTGATCTTGAGAACGGCTCGGCTGAGACGAACGCTGTCTATCAGGTCACTCGCGCGACGATTGCCCGCGAATGGTTTGGTGAGGACAGCCCCCTTACCCGCAACGTTCTCGATGCTCTCTCCGAGGGAGCGTACCCGGTCTACGCGGTCGCGGTCGACCTCGTGGATGTTTCGGGCGAAGACCTCTCTGGTCTTGCCTCTAACACGGGCACGCTCGCGGAAGGCCCCGTGAGCGAGGACGCGACCGACACGGTGTTCACCGTGAACGGCGCGGAACTGGACACGGTTCTGGTCTACGAAGACCTGACTGACCTCTCTCCGGGCGCTGACGAGGTTTACGTGAACCCGTCGTCCCGAGAGTTCAAGATCGACGCCGAGCTGACGGTCGGGAACACGGGCGACTCTGTGGACTACACGACCGCCGACTACGAGGCGGGCCACGCGGCTCTCGCTGACGGCGCTGGCGGCGCTGTTGACTTCTTCACGACGCTGAGTGAGGATTCGGCTGTTACGGCTGACGCTCAGCAGGTTGTGAACGCGCTGGCGACTGAATACAATCTCGCGGTCGCAATCGTCGGTGCTGGCGTGGGCATCGACCCGGACTCCTACGACAACCAGTTCGACGATTCCCGCGTGCAGGTTCTCTACCCCGCTCGGGACTCGGAGGGCTACTCCACGCTCGGGGCCTACGCTGGCCTTCGTGCGAAACTCGGTATCACGACCACGCCGATCAACAAGCGCCTCTCGTCCGTCAAGTCGCTCGCTGTCAGTCTGAACAAGGCTGAGCGCGGTGCGCTGATTGACGAGCGCGTTGTTCCGCTGGCCGACGAGAATGAGGGCGCTCGGATTGCTGACGACGTGAACTCGGTGAGCGACACGAACACCGAGGAGGCGGGCATCCGCTTCGGCTTCACGCGGCTCGTGATGGACTACGTTATCACGACCGTTCGTGTGAACGAACAGCCTTTCATCGGTCGTCTGAACAGCCGTGCTGTCCGTGCGTCCCTTGAGGGTCTGCTGAGTAATCAGCTCAGTTCCCTGAAGCGGTCGAACGCTATCGTGGACTACCGCGTTACGGTGTCCCGAGTCGATGCGACGACCTCGGCTGTTGAGATTCAGGTGAAGACGGCGAAGCCCCTCCGGTTCATCGAGAACACGATCACGATTGGGACTTCGGCGTAAAGACTCAAAACACTCTTTCTAATTCATTATGTCTGCTTCTAACGTTGACCGGATTGAGAGCGCGGCGAACATCACTCTGAACATCTCGAAGGGTGGCGAACAGGTAACTGAAGGCGACTTCGAGGACACCAACTTCGGTAATTCCGACTTCGATGACGCTGGTGGCGCGGTTAACGCGGGTACTCTCCGCGTTCCGATCTCGCGGCTGGACACGACTAAGGACATTGAGATTTCCGAGATTCGGGAGTCTTCGCTGAAGGCGAGCGGTTACTCGGTCACTTCCATCAGCTATTCCGGCTCGATGATGTTCAAGGGCGAGCGCGTCCACGGCCCCGACAACGAGCCTGTCAGCATCGAGTCGCTGATCTACGATGCTGAGGGCGTCCCAGTTCCCTGCTCTATCACCATCACCCACGAACTCTCCGGCAAGTCGGAGACGTTCGAGGACGTTCTCGTGACCTCCGACGCCTACGAGGTTCAGTCTGAGTCTGAGACAGAGACGAGCTTCGACTGGATTGCGATGGACAAGGTGATGAAAGACCCCGAAACGGACTCCGAGAGTTCGTAAACGGGCCGTTCTCTACTGAATCGACCTACGACTAACTTTCTTTACACTTAATCTATCATGGCTGACGAAACCGACAACGACAGTAACGACGTTAACATCTCGAAGCTCCGCGAGCTTGCTCTCCGGGGGAAGAACTATCGCGAGGAATTTGACACCGACTACCTCGGTGAAGCTCTGACTCTCTACCTCAAGCCGCTCACCGATCTTGAGTTCCTGCCGATTGCGGCGTTCCTCGAAGACAAGCTCGACATGGACGCCGAGGAAGCGAAGGAACGCATCGAGGAGGAGCGAGAGTCCGGCGAAGACAACGAAATTGACGCCTCGAACTTCGACCGGGAGTTCGTCGGCATCATGCAGGAGGCCGCCGCGAAGGGCGTAGACACCGAGCAGGGTGACGCCGAGGGTATGACCGAGGAGGAAGTCCTCGATACGATTCGGATGCTTCTCGGTGGGAAGTCCATCGAGATCGCGGAGCGTGTGTTGGACATTTCCAGCAACGCAGAGGACGCCAAAAAGTTTCGCAGATAGCGGGGCCGCAGGCGTAGTTCTTGGCCTCAAGACCGAACTCGGCGCTGGCTTCGTCGGATGTGAAAGTCAACTCGAAATGACGCCGTTCCAGCGGCAGATTTTCGAGGCCGAGAAAGTGCGGGAACACGAGGCGGAACAAGAGCGGATGCAGGCCGCCCAAAATGGAAAGATGGGCGGTGGGGGTCGCACTCCGAACCCCGCACATCCGAAGGTTCCCTCGGGCGGCAGTCCGGGTTCCCGGCACTCGCAGTCTGAGACGGTACGGTATGTGAACGACAACCCCGACGAGAATCCAGAGGCGAACGTCACGTTCGTTGACTAATTATGTCTGTTACAATCGACCTCGACATTCGAGCCGAGGACGTGGTTGCTACTCTCGAAGGAGTCGAAAAACAGCTCGAACGGCTGGAAAACGACTTCGACTTTTCCTTTGATGGGGACTTCAAGGCTCAGCTTGACGATATTGCCAAGACCCTCGATGGGTTGGGCGACTCGTTGGTTGACGACCTCGATGAAGTAGCCAACCGGCTCGAAGACCTCGATATTGACGTAGGCGCTCCCGCCGGAGGGGGCGACTCTGGTGGAGATACTGGAAGTGATAGCGGAGATCGCTACTTTGCGGACAACCCCGGCGCGACAATGGGGATGCGGGAAATCATGCGCCGTGTCCGTGGTGGAGACTTCGGCCCGACCGCCGATTCTGTCGCTGAGGCCGACCTCGACTTTGAAGTTGAACGGCGGGAACGCATCGAGGGGCTGAAAGAGGCCCTGACCGATTCAGTTGGTGACGGTTTCCTCTCTGGATTCCTTACGAACCGGGCGAATTGGGGCGGCTACACGTCCGACCGGAGCATGGGTATTCCGTCGATGCTCGAAGGGAAGGGCGTCTCCCCCGAGCGGCTTCGGTTCGGTAAGCTTGGAAAGGCCACCAAGCGCCTGAGCGGGAAGGTTACGAACCTCCGTGGAGTCATTCGTAGTGCGATTCCCTCGATGGCGAAGTGGTGGCAACTGATTGCGCTGGCACTCCCGGCCCTGATTACGTTCGGTATTCAGGCGGCGGGTGTCGGTGCGGCGATGCTCTCGATGGCCGCCGCTGGTGCGGCGTTCATCGGACTCGGTTTGATCGGCCACGGTGACGACATGGCTGAATCGTGGCGGAACGCTCAGCAACAGCTCTCCGACCTCAAG